TCAGAACCGCCTAAGCCTTTTCGGGCTTCGTGCCATTCTGGAGTGCCAGGCTCGAAAGTGCCTAGATACTTTGCAAGGCCAAGTGCCTCGATTTTCTGTGTGATTTCCATGCCGTAATTCTAGTAACGGCGAATGACATTATTTCTTTTTGTCTTCTTTTTGGCTGGCGAGTTTACCGAAAGACTTGTTTATCTCATCTGGATCGAGTTTGCCGTCTGCCAAGTAAGACCTAGATAGCTCCTGCGAAACATCGATTACACCAGCGAAAGCGGCCATGGCGATTGCCTGGCTAACTTCTAGACCGATTGCAGCTCCACCTACGAAGATACCTGTGACCTTTAAGATGATTACGGCGATGGTTCTTCTAAGAATGTCTAGCCACATAACTAACCTACCTTTAGGACTTGACCGACGTTGATTTTGTTTTTGTCCTTGATTTTGTTTAGCTCGACTAACGCTGCAACGGTTGTGCCGTGAGCTTTAGCAATTTTGGTTAGGTTGTCACCCTTGACTACGGTGTAAGTCTTAGCGGATGCTTTAGCTTTGGCAGGAGCTTTAGCCTTTACCGGTTTAGCTTCTGGAGCTGGAGATCCACCGACTACTGTTTCGAAGTCGATGTTGCCAGTTCCGATTGTTGGGTTTCCACCGATTCGGAATGCTAGGTGCAAGTGTGGCCCATAGCCGTTTTCAGAACCTAGACCCGATGCACCGGATAGACCGATTACTTCGCCCTGTTTGACCTTCTGGCCGTTTGCAACGTCAATTCTTGATAGGTGTAGATAATCAGCATTGTGTCCGCCTGGAACACTTTGGAAGATCATGCGACCACCAGAACCAACAAAGGTGTTGACGATTCCAGTTATTACTCCGTCGGCTATTGCCTTGACTGGAGTTCCCATGGATACGCCGTAATCCGTGCCGGGGTTTCTTGCTGGTGGAGTGCGGTCTTTGTGATCTTGAAAGGATGAAGTAACGCGACCCTCTACTGGTCTAATCCATGACATTTAGAACGCTCCTATCGATGTAGTTAGTAAGCCAATCATTGAGACGATGGCTGCGCCTAGTCCTGCGTAAGCAATTTTTTCAACCCAAAATAACCGGGCTAAAGTCAATTCAACTTCGCGAAGTCGTTCCGGAACATCGTCCAGGTTGTCTAACTTCTGAAGAACCTTGATAAGAATCTCACCGTGTTCGAGTTGCTTCTTGTAGATGTCAGCTTGTGTAACGCGAACGCTTGTAATTTCGTCCGCCATGTTATAGAGCCGCGATCTCTTCTTCTGTTAGACCAAGTGCAGCTAACTTAGCAAGTGCGGATGCTTTAGCTTCGATTTTGGCTTGTTCAGAAGCTGCAATTTTAGATTGAACTTCTTTCCACTGAGATTCAAGTTCTTCTTTTGTTGGTTTTTCGGAATCGTCCAACCATTCAAGACCTTCGTATTTATCCCCAACTAAAGTCCATTCGGTTCCTGGGTAATTTGTTATTAGGATTTGTGAAATGTTCATTAGCCAGCTATCTCCATCAATGTAATAGTTCCTCTACGACCTTCATCCATTACCCTCGCGCCGCCTGATTGTGCAAAGAAAGCAATGGTGTATTGAGTAGCGGAAGTGGTGTTTGGTGTGTCTATGTAATGCATTGCGATTATTGACCTTACAGAACCAGTTGATGAGTAAAGCTGTCCAAAACCAGCGGCACTAAAGGCAGTTGTTCCCAAGTTTGTGCCTGAAACTGTTCCTCTAAATATTGTGTAAGAGGCAGCAGTAGTGTCTGTATCATTTTGAGATGGAAATGTTGTAAAGATAGCAATTTTATTGCTTGCAGATTTTGGTGTAATCGTTGCTGTCAAGCCAGTTGAAACTGCTGATGTAGAAGTAGATGCAATCTGAGTATTTGAGTTAGCAGTAACAACTTGAATTATTCCACCAGTAGTCGAAAGAGAAGTTTTCCAAGCAGAACCGTCGTAGATTGAAAAAATGTTGGAATCCTCTAGGTAGGTCACCATTCCTTCAATTGGAGAAGTGATTGCTGCGGTTCGAGCAGCTGCGTTAGAAAAAACGATTACCGATTGATTCATTAGATTGGTGTTAATATCACTCGCCGGGAGTGTGCTGCCGTTAGTAAATACTTTGTAAGCCACTAGGCTTCCTTCCATAGTTCAAGGGTTGTGAACCAATTATCCACATCGATGCGATGAGAGACTTTGATTATAGTGTAGAATCCCTCGATGTCTAGCTGGTCTTTAGTATAGCTTACGCCTACCGTCATTCCTGGCGTAAACACCGCGGCTTCCGTGAGAGTCCCAAGTCTGTCAATAGTTGGAGTCTGAACCATGTTTACTTGGTTAGCTGACCGATGATTGAAGACTCGATCTGCCCAGTTGTTAAGCTGGGTAACAGTTGGAACATTTATTCCGATGTTGATTGCTGATTCGCCATAAAGGTCGATTGAATCTTGATCCTTGCGCGTAACGAATGTCAACGGGTCAAAACTTTGATACACCCTTAGAGAGTTGTAGACCGCATCTGCGTCGGAGAAGACATTGATTTCGCTCATGCAAAGGTGATAATCGTCTCCGTGATTGTTTCCAATTATGTAAGTTTCAGGAGTTGGATCAGCGGCTCCGGTGCGGTGAATAACAACAAGTTCTTCCGTGTCCTGATCTAGCCAAACTAAACCGTTACCAACTATTAGCGCGTCATTCACGATTGAGCTAACTTGCACGTCGGTCTCGCTCACGGTTGGAAGTCTGCCTCCAAGATGAACCGAATAAGGCGAAAGTCCTAGACCAGAATAAAGTCCAATAAGCTCCCAAGTCTCATCGTCCGAAATAGAAGAGCCAAAGGATGTCGTGTCCCAAACTGCGAATCGAGAGTTTACTAAGGACTTGTAAGCATCGAAACCCGTGATCTGGATTAGATTTGGGCCTTGTGGATAGTAAGTCACGTTGATTGTGTCGATGAACCCTTGGAATAGAATCCGGTCTATCTCGTCATCCTCTAGGCGAACCCGGAACTTAGTCGATGCCCGGATGTTCTTGTTTACCGTTGGATCTAGATCGAAACTTTGAAGGGTAAGGTTCGCGGTTGCTGGCTCTGGCTGGAAGAAGATTGAGTCTTGAAGCTGGCCACCGACGGAGATGTTTGCGCTTGCTACCGAACAAGTTACTTCCTGCCACTTTAGACCAGAGCTAGGAGCTAGAACATCGTCTCCACCTAGTAAAGATACGTTGATTACGAACTCACCGAAGCCGCCTAGAGTATCCGTTCCGCCCAGCTCGCTAATTCCAAGAATGAAGGTAGTGCCTTCTGCGTCGGGAACTAAGAACTCGACCTTTAGGTTTTGATCTATAGCAAAGTTAGGAATCATTAGGGGTTTCTAATCAGGTTCGTTCCAGTTGCCCGGTTGCCTCGGTTGATTTTGTCAGCTATCTCTTGGGCTGTGATGTTGCCGTTATTGACGTTGATTGTAACTTGCTGGGCTCTTTCAATTTGCCTTATGTTAGTAGGGTTCTGTGGGTTCATGGCTAGGTTTTGGCTAGTCACAAAAGCTCCATAATCTTGACCGAAGCTTGCACTTAGATCAAAGGCTCGTTGGAAGTTTAGAGAGATTAGCGAACCAATGATGTCTGCTACTCGACCAACAAAGAAGAATAGCTGCCCGAATCCAGCGGTTAGTTGTGTAACAAAATTTAGAACGTCCTTGAACTCGATACCGCTGATTCCAAAGACTGCAAGCATCTTGTTGAACTCTTGGGTAGTATCCGCGAAGACTGCTCCTAGGTTTTGCCACGCGTTGCCTAGCTCGGTAGTTGGGTTTTGTAATTCCTCAAAGAAGGTTTGAATCTTTGGAACTGAATCAACCAGGTAAGTTGCAAAGTCATCTAGGACTGGAAGTAAAGCCGTTCCAACTGATTCTTGAATCTCACCGAAGGCTACGTTCATTCTTTGGTACGGATCTAAGTTAGCAGCCGCGGTTGAAGCTCCAGCGAAAGTCTTTTCAAGCTGTCCTAATGGATCGGCAGCGCCACGAAGTGATGGAATGAGCTTAAGAAGTGCCGTGTCCTGACCTGCCAAAGACTTAGCCATCGCCTGGGTGACTGAGTCTAAATCCTTGCCAGTTGCAGCCGAAGCATCTAGGGCAATTTGTAAGTATCTATTTGAATCAGTTACGTTCCCGGTAGCAATAAATAGCTTCTGGTAAGCAGGTCTTAGAACATCATCCGCGACGGCCGCTTCCAAAGACATAGCCTTGATCGACGCTTCTGCTTCTTTGACTGTAAACGCCGTTGCCTTGCCCGTATTCTCCATGGCAATAGAGAGAATCTCCATAGACTTAGCGTCTGCGACTGCGGCCTTAGCTGCCTGATCTAGTTCATTCTTTAGGAAGTTGAGAGAGAATCCAACTCCGATTAGACCAAAGGCTTTGTTTATTCCGCTGGAGATTGAGCTGGCTGTCTTGGATAATCCTTGAAGCTGACCTGCTGCACCCTGCGTTGCGGTAGTTAGCTTGTTAAACTGACCGAGAATCTCGACGTTTAGAGCTAGGGTTCCAGCCATTTACTTATCCTCTTTTGCTAAAGTCTCTTATGAACGCTTGATACTCGCTCAAAGTGAGAGCTTTGTATTCCGATGGGCTAATGTTGAATGCCCGGCAGAACTCCGCCATGCGTCTAGCGGATTGCTCTCTTATTCTTTTTTTGAATCATCGCCCTGGATCATAGCTAGAGCATCCTTTAGAGATAGCTTCTTAGCATCTTCCATTTTGTAGTTAGGGTTATCCCTTTTCATGACTACCCAAACGAAAGCGGCTAGGGCTTTGCCTTTAGGCTTGCCGTTGCCAAAGGCTTCATCGATTCCTGAATTGGTCAGGTTTTCGATCACTTCTACTTCTTCAAGAGTTAGGCTCTCGAAATCAAACTTGTTCATCTGTGTCTCCTATGGTGTTTTGTTGGAATACTTCTGTAACAGGCTATCAATGTTTTTGAAGAACAACTGGTAGACCTGCGACCTGGTTCTTGCTAGTGCGTTGCTAAAGAATGGTCTAGGACGGATGTTCTTAGGCTGCAAGTTTACCTTGTCGTAATTCCAACCGAAGTGAATCGGGTTGGCATAAGGGACTCGGTTATTGTTACCTGCACTTACAACAACTTTCCTAGCTATCTTCTTAGCTTTGATAGTTGCTCGAAGTGCTCCAGTCCTGACCGGAACTAAGGATCGCGCTGTGGTAGCTACGATCTCTCCGGCTTCTTGGGATGCCTTTCCGATTTCCGCGGAAGGGACTCCAATAGCTCGAAGGTTTCGAATGGCCTCATTTAGACCAACGACCTTAATTCCAGATTCAGCCATGATTAAGCTGTGGTGTCTACTGTTACTCCGTAGAAGATGTCTGATGCAGGAGTGTGTGGAGTGTTCTTGACTGTCAAGGTCACGCTAAAGGTTGAAACTTCGTTGCTGTTTAGCGATAGCGGTGGCAGCTCATCGAAGGTAACAACTCCGGTGTAGTGTGGCTGACTTGAAGAAGCTACTGCGTTGCCGTTCGGTGCGATTGTGAAGTTTGCGGTGTTACCGAAGTTATCCCAAAGAACACGGTAAAGGCTAGTCGAATCTCCAGAAGTTACTCCATCAAGTTGTAGTGACCATTCGCCGCCGACTCTTACCTCACAAAAGGTCTGAACGTCTCCAGGAGCATCTCCTAGGGTTAGCTCGACCATGTTTGCGTCGCAAGCGTATTCGGTAGCACCAAACTTGAAGAGGATGTTTTGCGCTTTGATTCTTGTAGAAGCAGGCATTTAGCTAACTTCCTTTCTAAATTGTTAAGTCGAGGCTGACGAACATGTTTGTTGCCAGATACTCGGCGTTGTTTGTTTGTAGATTGTAAGGCTGGTTTACCGAAGTTATCCGAACGTAAGTCAAAGGTTCGATTGCGTTTAGAACATCCTCGATTAGCTGATCTAGGTTTTCCGTTGCCTTCTTGTTAGTCGCGGTGTTAGCCACCAGAACTAATTCAAGTCCCATAGTCCATTCGCCAAACTGTGCTGTCTGCAAGTAAGGCTGCGCGGAGTTGATGATGACGATTGGAGGAGTTATTCGTTCCGGGATGTATTCCTGAACATTTAACCCTGCGTCCGCTAATTCAAGTTTGAACTCGACCTTAGTGGCGTTGATCTCGCTCATACTGCATAACCGACGTATCTCTGAAGCAACGGGTAAACCGCGTTCATCGGATCCTTGGCAACTCGGATGGGAGCACCATCGAAGCTAGC